AGGCCCGCTTCGACCAGGGCGACCGCCTCACTAAGGTCTCCACCAGCGAGTACGACAACGTGGCCCTCGTTGAGGACTACGACCCTGAGTCGCCCATCCGGGTAATCGACGTTGACGCCGTGAGTGACGTGACTTGCTGGTCGCAGGGTGACGTTGCCGCCGCGGTCCTGTACGCGATCTCCTGACTCTGTCAGGTAGCCCGAATGGTTGTAGCGGGGGTTCGATTCCCCCGCCGGGCACGAAACTCACCCACACACATAGGAGTACCGCCATGATCGCCACCGAAGATCGCCTAGCCGCCACACTGGAATCGGCAGTCGAAGACCTCGAGTTCCGCCTAGATGCGGCCGGCGTGGACTTTGAGGTCGCCGCACCTCCGAACACGAACCAGCGCATCGTCATCTTCGCTGGTGGTGTGCGCCACGCATACGTCACCGCGGAACTCTCGTGGGATGACACGCCCATGGTGTTCGTTGACATCTACAGCGTGAACGCCGACGGCGAAGAGACCTGGGTGCACGGAGACCTGAGCGTGAGCGAAGCCCTCACCTACATCGTCAACGCCTGAATTGGAGGACTGGAAGCAATGAGCACTATCAGTGAGCGAGTCGCCGCCGCATTCAAGGCGGCCACGGGCGAAGACAAGGACCTTTCGGGTAGCTGGCATGCCGCCAACTCAACACACAGCCTGGAAGTGCGTAACATTCTGGGCTCGCGCCGCCGCGAAGCGATTGCGCAGGTGGCCGCCAAGGATTCAATGAACGTTAAGTACTGGGCTGAGCGGCGCCGTGAGTGGACTAGTGTTGAGGTTATGGCTCATATGCTGCGTGACGCCGAACAGTGCGCTAACGCGCTCGCGGCACTGTCTAATGTGCTCGGAGCTAATGGTTGGCATGTCCGCCCCATCCTCGAGTCGTCTACTTGCGGCGGCCTTAGGGCCAGCAAGGGCGGCAATGATGTTCGGGTGTACTCGAGCGGCGAGGTTCGCGGGCATGATGACGTAGCGGTCCGGTTCGCTAGGGATGCATTCGAGGTTGCGCTCGAGCGGACACAAGCCAGCTAGTCGGGATGGTTGGCTGCGCAGTGTCGTGGCCGCACCACCTCACTTAGAGGGTATAGCGCAGTAGAAACGCGGCCAGCCGCTGAATAAAGCTTGCGCACGTTGGTTGAGAACTACACAGAGATTAAGGCCATAGGTGGCAGGCACCGCACGCACGGCGCCGCCTCGCGTAGTCGATACAGTCTGCCCACCTATGAGTCACCTAGACCGCCCCGCTGTTTGCTGACTACAGGGGTTTGCTGTGATCCATTTTTGGTCTAGGTGGCCCATAGGTGACCCGAACGGTTCGGGGCCTAGAAAGGAACGATCATGCCTAAACAGCGCGTAACACTGGGCGGGGTAAGCGAGCCTCTCCACTACACATGGATCGGTGAGGCCATGGCCCAGTCTGGCGCCCCAACATTCTCGGCCAACCTACAGTCCTGGGACATTCTGGACGCCCTGTTCCCCGACAATCCGCACCTATGGAACGTCGGGAAGTATCTCACCCGGCTAGGCCGCAAGGGAGACGCGAGCAAGCGCGTAGAAGACCTACGCAAGGCCGCCGCATACCTCGAGCGGGCAATCAAGGCGGAAGAGAATCATGCCAGCTGACGCACCGCTAGAGCACCGCCTCATCACGCACGCTGACATGCGGCGCATGCCCGACGGGGCCACCGTCTACAACGACCTGCATGAGCGATGGATCAAGCACGGCCCGTGGTGGCACCTGGACGACGGCGACACGCGCCTACTCGGCACAGAACTCAAGCGCCTATCAGCGTGGCTGTACGTGCTCGAGCCATTCACCCCTGCCCGATACATCCGGCAGCACTAACCCCACACACGGAAGGAACACTCACCATGACCACGCACATTGACGCCACGGACGTAGCCCACCAGCTGGCCCGAATGTGGCCCCATGCTCGCATGCACGTAGCCCCAACGCCCATGGGGCACACTGTGGTGCTCGGCGCAACAGCGGC